TATCAAAGATATTTTTGACATCTAATTAGTGACCTTACTAACTAAGCCACTCGGATTAATTTCTGAGTGGCTCTTTTTTTTGGCTCAAAATTTTTTGATGCCAGTGATACCAGTGTTCCAAACGTTTAGTAGCGAGGAGCATAGCTCGTTAGTCTGTGGACTACCCAATACCAGTTGCTAGGGTCGCGTAGAGCATAACACGTTATCAGTTAGTCAGTACACTAACCAAATGGTAATGTTCCATAATGTTCGGTAATGTTCTACAATGTTCGCTTTTTTTTTTGCGAAAACGAACATTACAAACGTGGCATATAGTTGTATCTGGTGGTGTGTGTTATTATCTATTACTATAAATATATATATATTATATAATGTTCGTTTTTTCCAAAAAATTATGCGTCAACATTTGAGTGACCCCTTTTTGCGTATGTAATGTTCGCTATTTTCCCCACAAATTTTCACCCCTTCATAATTCTCTGAGAAAACGAACATTAGAACATTCCAATGTTTTCAATGACTTATAAATATACACAACAGAACATTACAGTACATTACAGTACATTACACCATTTACCACTATCTGACATGGGGTTGTAGTGGCTAATACAATATACCATAACTTGACATTGTGTGATATTTGTGGTATACTGTAAGAACAATCAAAAAAGAAATCAATTTTTAAAGGAGAGAAGAAATGACGTTAGCATTTTTTATGAAAGAGGTAGTGAGAGAGAATAAAGAACAAGCAGAACATCTCAAGGTCAAGCATACCCAAGACCGAATAAAAGAGGCTCTTGCCAATCGTAAGGTTGACAAGGTTGCGTTGACCAAGCATCTCAAGGCACTAGCCGACAATCAGTTAGTCAACTCGACTAACCGAAAAAAGAAAGACGCTGGTATCGATATGGCTC